GCCGACGGCCCGACCGACTTCCGTACCCTGTCCAAGCTGACCGCTGCGGCCGGCCTGAACACGGTGCCGACGTCGTTCTACGACCGCCTGATGGCGCACCTCATCGAGACCGCGGCCATCATGCAGTCCGGTGCGACCATCCTGCAGACCGGCTCCGGTGAGTCCCTGCAGGTCCCGAAGACGACCGCGCACTCCGCGGCCGCGATCGTGACGGAAGGCGCGGCCATCGCCGCGTCCGACCCGGCGTTCGGGCAGATCACGCTCGGTGCCTTCAAGTACGGCCTCCTCATCCAGGTCTCCCGCGAGCTCATCCAGGATTCTGGTGTCGACCTCGAGGGCTACCTGTCCATGCAGGCCGGCCGTGCACTCGGCAACGCCTTCGGTGCTCACGCCATCACCGGCACCGGCACCACCCAGCCGCGCGGTGTCACTCTCGACTCCACTCTCGGAGTCACGTCCGGTACCGCTGTCGGCGGTGCTCCGACGTCGGACAACCTGATCGACCTGTACTACTCGGTCATCGCGCCGTACCGAAACAGCCCTGACGCCCGCTGGATCCTCCGTGACTCCTCTGTCGCGGCGGTCCGCAAGCTGAAGGACACCACCGGTCAGTACCTGTGGCAGCCCGGCCTCGTCGGGAACTCCACGGACACGCTGCTCGGCAAGCCGGTTCTCACCGACCCGGGTGTGGCTGCGACTGGCCTCAACGCCAAGTCGATCATCTTCGGCGACATGTCGCAGTACTTCGTGCGCATGGTCAATGGGGTCCGCATCGAGCGAAGTGACGATTACGCCTTCAACACCGACCTCGTGACCTTCCGTGCGCTGATGCGTGCTGACGGTGCCCTCATTGACACCACGGGTGCCGTCAAGCACTTCTTGGGAGCCGCCACGTGATCTCGGCTGAGGTGGTCTAGATGCCTCTTGTGTTCGACGAGGACAAGTCCGCGTGGGCGGCGGGGGCGGCGATCACCACCGTCCCGGCGGTCGGTGCTGCGTTCGTGCAGGCCGAGGTCAACGCGATCGTCACCGCTCTGAACGCCCTGCTGGTCGTCGCTCGTGACGCCGGCCTGATCGCACAGGACTAGGAGATTCACATGGCACACCCCGATGAGGTCGTCAAGGCGACCGACGAGGTCCCGTCCAGGGTCATCGCGGAGGCGCAGTTGCGTCACGAGGAGGCCGAGGGCGACGACGTCACCCCGCAGGAGAAGAAGCAGGCCGCCGTCGAGAAGGCTCACGCCCTCTCGACCCGGCCGGACGGTTCCTACGCGCAGCTCCACGAGGTCGAGGAGGCCACGCTCGCCGTGTCCGACGAGGCCCGCGTGAAGGAAGCCAAGAAGGAGAAGGCGGACGCCGAGAAGGCCGACGCCGACGCTGTGAAGGCGATGCAGAAGGACCAGGCGGACGCCGACAAGGCAGCTGCGAAGTCCACCAAGTAGCAACGCGACCCGCCAGGAGGTCACGGTGAAGGTTCAGCTTCGGGTCCAGGTCAGTGGGATGCGAGACGGCCAGCCGTGGCCTCCTGCGGGGGGCGTCATCGACGTGCCGGATGACGAGGCATTGACGCTGCTTCGTAACGGCACGGCCGATCCGGTGGTCGACTTCGAGGCCGGCGTCGAGCTCCGTGACGTGGTCATCGAGTCTGATGGCCGCGTCGACACGTCGGCCCGGGATGCGCTGGTGCCTTCGAGCACGAAGCGCACCCGGGAACGCAACCGCCCCTAGTAGTCCCCGGCCGGGGGCGATGCTTCCGTGGCGCCCCGGCCGGTCCCCCTGTCCGCACTTAGGCCGAGGAGGCGCTCGTGGCTCAGATGACGGCGGACATGCCAGCCCCGGTGTCGACGTTCACGTCGACACTTGCGGCTGCGGCGGCGGATGCGACCTTGAAGGCTCCCGTGTTCGCCGTGGCTGCGCCCACGGGTGTCGCGGCGACAGATACGGCGAACATCGCGGCAAAGATCGCGTTGGCCGCAGCTGGTGGCGGGAGCGTGCTGTTGCAGCGGGGCACGTACCTGACGAACCAAACTAACCTGGCGAACGACGTGGCGCTGATCGGCCAGGGGTTCGGCACGACCCTCAAACTCGCGGACGGCAACAATAATAAGCACGTTGTCCGCGGAAACAACGTCTCCCGCTGCCTCGTGCAGAACTTCAAGGTCGACGGGAACCGCGCCAATCAGGTGGCGGGCACCACCTCATCCGGGGTGTTCTTCACGGGCGGCGACAAGAACGTGGTCGACCGGGTGTGGGTCACCGGGTCGCTTCAGCAGGGCATTGCCTACGCCGGTTCGCAGTACGGCACGATCTCCAACTGCTGGATCACCGACACCTCGCAGGCCGAAGCCAAGAAGGACATTTGGATCGGCCGCAACGTGGCGGTCCCCTCCACCGGCACGAAGATTGTCGGCAACTTCTGCCTGTCCGCCGGGGTCACCATCGACTCGGACGACATTTCGGTGGTCGGGAACTACATCACGGCCCCCGCCCCCGGCGTTTCCGGGGTCTACGTGGCCCCGTTGCGGCGCCGCTTCCGCATCGAAGGCAACACCTGCACCGGCTGCGGCAACTACGGGATAGACGCCGACTTCTCGAATGTTGACCGCACCTACGGTGGCGTGATCGTCGGCAACTATTGCAGTTTCAACATGAACGGCGGCATCGGTGCCGCCGTGAACGGGACTGTTGTCGCCAGCAACGTTTGTGAGAACAACGCGAACATCGCCCTGTCGTCGGTTGAGTTCCCGCAGGGCTACCCGTACGGCATCCTCATCGACGGCACCGGGATAGTCGTCTCCGGCAACGTCTGCACCGACACGCAGGCCACAAAGACGCAGACCCACGGCCTGTGTATCCGCAACCTGTCGCTGGTGACAACCGGCTCTGTCGTTACGGGGAACACCTTCGACGGGAACCTGACCGGCGCGTTGACGTTCGGCGCGTGGGGCGACCAGGGCGGCCACAAGATCGTCGCCAACATCGGCTACGCGGGCGGCGTGACGGGTTCGTTCGGGATCGGGACCGTGGCGCCCGCTGCCGGGGGTGGTTCGGCGAACATCTTGCACGTCAAGGCGGCGACCGCCGCGGAAACCCCCGAAGCCAGGGTCGAGAACACGGCCGTGTCGGGCGCGGCCACCGTCAACGCCTACGGTAAGACCGCGGCCAGCGTCGTGACCCGCGCCATACTGGCGGCGAACGCCTCGAACATTCAGGTCGGCGCGGTCACCAACCATGCGCTCGTCTTCTTGCAGAACAACGCGGAGAAGGCCCGCATCGGGACGGACGGTTGGCTACGTCTCGGTTCGTCGGCTGGCCCGATAGTCGCCTTCGGCACAGGAACCCCGGAGGGAGTCGTCGCAGCTCCGGTCGGGTCCACGTTCCAACGCACGGACGGTGGCTCCGGGACCTCTCTGTATCTGAAGGAGACGGGTGCGGGGAATACCGGCTGGGTCGCTGCGGGCGGCGGAATCCTGGCGTCCGATCCGCTTGGCCTCGGGTTCGTCTGTAACGGCGACCCGCGCTACTCAGCCGCCGCGAACACGCTCGTTGCCAGCCGCACCTACTACACCAAGGCGATTGGTGCCGGGTCGATCACGAAGGTCGGCCTCAACATCGGCGTCTCGTCGGGGAATATCGCGGTCGCGGTCCACTCGGGGACCGGTGTTGGGCGCGCGGCTGTCGTTTCGACGCAGAAGGCCACCACGGGGTCCATCGTCTGCCCCGCCGCCGGATATGCCGAAGTGGCCTTGACTGTGACCGTCGCGGTCGGGGACTGGTTCGCGTTCTCCTGCGACAACGCGACGGCCTCGTTCGCCAGGACCAGCCTGGCGGGGCTCAACACTGGCATCGCCGCAGGGTTCGCAGCCATTGAGGCCGTGTTCCCGCCGCCCGCTACCCCGGCCCCGTCTACTGCCCTGTTCGGCAGCGCTGTCCTCCTCGGGATCGCCTGATGGAGATCGTCGTGAGGAGGCCCCGGTGATCGACCTCGGCGATGTCGTCCCGCTCCGCGTCCTGATCACCGACGACAACAATGCGCTCGCCAACGCGGGCACCGTCGTCCTCACCATCACCCTCCCGGACGGCACCACCACCGTCACCCCGGCGGTGACGAACCCGTCGGCCGGCGTCTACACGGCCACCTACACCCCGACTCTGGCGGGCCGTCACGGGGTCCGCTGGGTCGCCACTGGCACCAACGCCTCCGCCTACACCGACGCCTTTGATGTGGACGCCGCTGCTACCGGCATCGTGTCCCTGGCGGACGCGAAGGCTCACCTCAACATCACCTCGACGACTCATGACGCGGAGATTCGCACCATGATCGACGCGGCCACGGAGTGGGTGGAGCATCGCATCGGCCCTGTCGTGCGACGGTCCATCACGACCACCGTCACCCCGGCGTCGGACGGTCGCCTCTACCTCGAGCCGCCCGTCATCTCCCTCACCTCGCTCACCTCGGCCTACGGGTACACGCAGACGTTCACTCTCGCTTCCGTCTACACCGACCTGAACACCGGCGTTGTCCACTACGGTTACGCGGGGAGCACATTCTCCTACCCGGTGACCGTCACCTACGTCGCCGGCCGGGCGATCGTCCCGGCGGCGGTCCGGCTGGCGACGATGATGATGCTGAAGGCGTTCTGGGAGACGCAGCGGGGCGCGGTGGCGATGTCGATCCAGGGCATCGACGACGCGGAGAACCTCGGCGACGGCATGGGCCTGGCGGTGTGGCGCGCGGAGAAGCTCCTCGAGCCCTACCTGCTGGCCCCGTCGGTGGCGTAGATGGCAAGTTCCCGGCTCGGTGTGGTCATCGACGCCCTGGTCACCCAGCTCGACGCCGGCACCACCGTCGAGGTCTACGACGGCTTCCCCATCACCTCCGCGGCCCCTGCAGACTTCGTCATCGTCGGCGGGACCGATGACCCCGACGATGACGGGGCAAGTCTCGACCAGACGTGGGCCGGACTGGGCGCGAAGGCCCGCGACGAGGAGGGCGAGATCCGCTGCGCGGTCATCTCCCAGTCCGGGGACACCGTCCTGAAGATCCACCGCGACCGTGCCCTGGTCATCCTCGGGGAGCTCGAGGCAGCCATCCGCACCGACCCCACCCTCGGCGGCGTCGTCGCCTCCGGGTGGCTCCACGTCACCGGCGGGTCCCTGAACCAGCAGCAGAACGCCAACGGGTCTCGTGCCCGCATCACTTTCCAAGTCAGTTACCGCGCAAGGATCTAGGAGATCACCGTGCCGAAGACCGTGTCGCTGCGCAACATCAGCGGCGAGCCTCTCGTTGTGGGCGACCGCCGCGTCGAGCCTGACGAGGTCGTCCATGTCGAGGGCGACCTCGCCCCGAAGAAGGACCAGCCCGAGGACGGCGTTGTCATCGGGACCGGGGACCAGGCCCGCGCCTACCCGTCCACCCTGTGGCGGCAGGTCGGCACCGCCAAGACCGTCGAACCCGACGTTACCAAGCCCACCGCGTTCGATGAGGAGACCAAGTGAGCGGCACCGGCCTCGACGCCCAGCTCGGCGTTAAGCAGGAGACAACCCCCGGCACGGCGGTCACCGTCGACCGTTTCTTTGAGTTCAACTCGGAAAGCCTGGCGCACGAGTCCATGTGGAATGAGCCGACGGGCCTCCGGGTGGGCACTTACTACAAGCGCGGTGCCCGACTGGTGCGGACTGGCGTCGGCGCGACTGGTGGATTCGAGGTGAACCACGCCACGAAGGGCATGGGCCTGCTCTGGAAGATGGCCCTGCACTCGTCTCTGACCGTTCCCACCATTGTCTCCGGTACGGCCTACAAGCAGGTCCATCAGCCGGGCGACCCGACCTCCAAGTCCTACACCGTGCAGGTGGGTCGGCCGCAGCCCACCGGCGTCGTGACGCCGTTCACCTACAACGGGTGCAAGTCGACGAGTTGGGAGTTCTCTGTCTCCGACGGGGAAACCGCGACACTCTCCGTCGACATCGACGGGTGGAACGAGACCACGGCGACGGCGCTCACGACGGCATCCTTCACGGCTGGCACCGGGGAGTTCGGGTTCGCTAACGCCACCGTGTTCAAGCTCGGCGGCACAGTGTCCACCGCGTCGAGCGTGATGTCTGTCGCGGGTGGTGTCCAGGCCACGACCGTCGTGAACGGGTTCACGCTCAGCGGTGAGATGCCGCTAAAGACTGACCGCCGCGGACTGGGAAACAGCGGGATCAAGAAGGAGCAGCTCGGCCCGAACGACACTCCTACCATCACGGGCTCGCTGGACTCAGAGTTCTCCAAGACGGAGATCTATGACCTCTACACGAACCAGACGCAGGTCGCGATTCAGGTGTCGCTCATCGGGAACCAGATCGGCGCGACCGGCTCCTTCGACACGCTGGACTTCATCATCCCGGGGGCGCGGATCAAGAGCGCGCCGCCGAACGTGGGCGGCCCCGACGTGGTCCCGATGACGGTCGAGTTCGAGGCGTACGACGACGGTACGAACGGCACCCTTCAGGTAACACTCATCTCCACGGACGTAACGCTGTAGAATCGACGTAAGACCTGGCGATGCCGAGCCTGCCGGAACGAATCGTCTCGCGCCCGCATGGCACGACTCCGAGAGGCCGCCGCCGCGGCCCCTCTAAAGATCGACGAGTAACCCCACGACGCCAGTCGCTATTGCGTACAGCATGACCTGGACGATGAACCCGGTGACGCCGATTGCGGTGATCTCCCATGTCTTCATGCAGGGGAGCATAGATGGACGTCACCGTCCGTGGGGCACAACAGCTCGCGGCCCTGTCCAAGCGGTGCAAGGCGGCCGGGGAGCAGGGCAAGGGGTTCCGCAAGGAGATGCTGAAGGGTATCCAGCGGTCCACGAAGGCACCCAAGGCTGAGGCGACGAGGGTCGCCGGGTCGGAGCTCCCGCAGCGCGGTGGCCTCGCCGCCGAGGTGGCCCGCGCGAAGCTGTCCACCCGGACGCGGAGCACTGGCAAGAACGTCGGGGTGCAGATCATCGCCAAGGGCAGGTACATCCGCTCCACCGACCGGGGTGTGATCCGCAAGACGCAGCGCGTCCCCGAGGGCTGGTTCACCGAGACCCTGCAGAACGCCGCCCCCGCCGTTCGCAAGGAGATCCTCGCGGCGATGGACACCGTGGCCCGACAGATTACGAGAGGCTGACATGGCAAAGGTCACCGTTGACGGCGAGGTCTTCGACTACGACGCGACACGGCTGTTGAACACCGAAGCCATCGCGCTCCAGAAGGTCACCGGCATGAACACCCAGGCGTGGATGAAGGCGCTCACGGAGGGTGACGCCTACGCGCTGACGGGCCTGGTGTGGTTGCTGTACCGCCGCAATGGCCGCGACGTGTCTTTCGATGACGTCGAGTTCGACATCGGGTCGCTGGAGCTTGCGGACGACGCTCCCGCACCTGAGCCCGTGGCGGAGGGGCCTACCGAGGTCGTGGCCGCAGCAAGCGAGAGCGCAGCCTAGAGGAGCAGGTCGGGGACTACTGGCCGCTGTTCTCCCACGTCCTGCACATCCCGCCCTGGCGGATGGACTCCCTGACCTACATCGAGTTCGAGCAGGGCCGCCGATTCATCGACGACTGGCTGAAGGCGAGGTCCAGCGATGGCATCTGAGACCCTCAAGTTCGACCTGCTCGCCAATGACCGCGCGTCCAGCGTGTTCAGCAAGTTCGGCGGCAACGTCAAGGACGCGGAGAGCAAGTTCTCGAAGTTCGGCCGCGGGGTCCTGGCGGTCGGGAAGCTCGCCGGCGTAGGCGCCGTCGCGCTCGGTGGGCTCGGCGCTGCGGGCGCAGTGATGGGGCTGAAGGTCGCCGCTGCCAATGAACAGGCGATGATCTCGTTCACGACGATGCTCGGGTCCGGGCAGAAGGCCAGCGCCTTCCTGAAGGATCTTCAGGCGTTCGCGGCCAAGACGCCGTTCGAGTTCCCCGAGCTCCAGACCGCCGCGTCGTCGCTGATCTCGGCCGGGTTCGAGGCCAAGAAGGTCATCCCGATCATGACGACGCTCGGTGACGTGACATCGGGCATGGGCACCGGAGCCGAGGGCGTCAAGCGAGCCACGGTCGCGCTGCAGCAGATGTCCGCAGCCGGCAAGATCACCGGCGAGGACCTGAACCAGCTCCGCGATGCAGGCGTACCCGTGTTCGACCTGCTGTCCGCCGCAACGGGCAAGTCCAAGGAGGCCATCTCCGCGCTCGCCCAACAGGGCAAGCTTGGCAAGGAAGAGATGAAGGCGCTGTTCAAGGCGCTGGAAACCGGCAACGGCCTGGAGCGGTTCACCGGCCTGATGGAGAAGCAAGCGACGTCCCTGACCGGCCTTTGGTCGACGTTCAAGGACACCCTGGGGATGGGGCTGGCGAACGCGATCACCCCGCTGATCCCGCTCCTGAAGGACGGCCTCGGGAGAGCGTCGGAGTTCCTCGC